CGGCTGTTTCTACGGCTGGGATTTGTTTTTGGTATTTATAAGCATGAGCGCGAATCTGCAACCGATACCATTGGGGTTAATAGCCATACAGCCGTATTTAGATTTTGTGGTTGATATAAAGGAGAGCGGTTCACCTATGGAAGAGGGAGATACTACTTTACAAAATGATGCCTTTGTAAATCCTCCGTCTGTATTTATTGATGGCATTTTAATTACTTATGTTGCCTTGTCAGATAGAAGATATGTAAGTTTTAACGGCGATAGCAGGACAATAACAATAAATAATAGTCCAGTTAATTTAGGCGAAACAGTCCAGATATTTTTATAAACAAACAAACATGAAAATTTTAGTCCTGACACAAAAGTTCAGCGGGTGCGGTTATCATAGATTAATGCTTCCCGTTTCATTCATGCCTAAAGAATATGGCAGAATTACCGATACTATTACAGAGGAAGAGTTATCTGAAAAAAAGTACGATATTGTCTTTGTCAATAGGATATGGGAGAAAGATGACCTGATTGAACTGCGTAAAAAGTACGGGTTTAAGTTAGTGGTTGATGTCGATGATTATTGGATACTTAATCATGACCATTTGATGTTTGATTCGTTTAATGCGTCAGGGTTTGCATCCCGACTGATTAGGCAAATGAAAGAGGCCGATTTAGTTACCTGCACACATGAGAGACTGGCGGAAGCGGTGGCCGTACATAATCCAAATGTTTTGGTAATCCCGAATGCTATTCCATACGGAGATGGGCAGTTTAATGGTGAGCGTGTTGCTACAGATGCCGTTAAGATATTTTGGGCGGGTGGCATTACACACGATCAGGATTTAAAGATATTAGAAGCTCCTATGAAAAAGCTCGAGGGGGATGTTCACATGGTTTTAGGTGGCTATGCCGATTCAAATGAAACGGAAAGGTATTACTGGCAAAGGATGGCCAACTACTTTACGGCTGATAAGAGGTTGCCATATACTTTATTCAGGGGGATGGAGGTGTTTGAGTATTATAGTATGTTTAAAAATGCGGACATCATGATTATTCCTTTGGTTAAAAATAACTTTAATAAGTACAAGTCTAATATCAAAATATTAGAGGCGGCGGGTAAGGCGGTCCCTGTAGTGGTTAGTGCGGTGCATCCGTATTTAGACTTTCCGGAAGACGTGGTTAATTACGTACATGATAGGGCGGACTGGCTGAAACATATTAACCGACTTGTAAATGATAAGGGGTTACGGGATGAGCAGGGCGCAAAACTGCATGAATATTGCGATAAATATTACAACTTTAAAGAGATAAACGAAAAGCGCCGTAATGCTTTTCAGGCATTGATTTCAAAGTAAAATGGGGAAAAATTTTAAACATAAGTATATATGATTATGAAAAGTCCGATCGAATTATTACAAGAAGTTAAAAAGCTGGTGTTTCAGGAAGAAACAATGCCAGCTCCTTCCTATTCTTTGGAAGATGGAACTAAGATAATGATTGATAAGTTAGAGGTTGGCGGTGTTGTAACATTGGAAAATGGTACACCTGCACCTGCCGGGGAACATACTTTGGCCGATGGGAGTAAAGTAGTTTTATCGGAAGGTGGTGTTATCGCTGAAATCATGCCTAAGCAAGTTGAAGAAGATAAGGTAGAGATTGAGATTGAAAGCGCGGAAGATGCAAGTAAAAAGGATGATGAGATGGAAATGATGAAAAAGCTCATCAAAGCGATGGAAGATAAGATAAAAGAGGGAGAAGGTAAGATGAGCGCGTTTCAGGATGATTATACTGCTTTAAAGGATGCAAGTGCAAAGGCACAAGAGGCATTACAGGGTTTGATTCAACTGGTAGAGACTTTGGTTAACGTGCCTTCACAAGCGCCGGCCGAAGTACCTAACAACTTCACAAAACATTCAGCTTCTACAAAGGAAGATAAAATTCGTTCGTATTCTCAATTCGTTTCACAATTTAAAAAATAAAATCAGATGGCATTTTTAGTAACTGGCCTTACGGCTTACACAGAACAAAACGAGCAGCAGCTCGTAACTGCTTCGCTGTTTGAGGCTCGTACTCAACAGCTCATCCTTTCCGAAGGTAACGTGATGACCGGGGTTAAATCCTCTCAGACCGTTAACCGTATGGATACCGATGTATTTTTCCAAGACGATAGCTCTTGCGGGTTTGCCGCATCAGGTACAACTGAATTCACTCAGCGTACTTTGACTGTTGGTAAAGTTAAAACACAAGAAGTTCTTTGTCCTAAAGATTTGGAAGCTTACTACTTACAGAAAGCTCTTCCTGCCGGATCTAACTATGATAGCATGATCTTCGCTCAAGAATATACTGCCCGCAAAGCTGGTAAGATTGCTGAAGCTTTGGAGGTTGCCATCTGGACTGCAACTGGTAGCGGATATGGCGGTACTAACGGACTTTTAAATAAGTTCAAAGGTATCAAACAACTGGTATCTGATGCCGGTGGCAGCGTAGTAAATGCTAACGTAACTGGTTTCTATGGTGCCGGTGCTCCTATCACAGGTATCGATTCAACTACAAAGGCAAAAGGTGCAATCCTTGCGGTTATCAAAGCTCTTCCTGCACGTATCAAAGGCAAGACTGACGTTCGCATCTTCTGCGGATGGGATGTTTATGATCTGCTGATTCAGGCTTATGTTGATGCTAATTTGTATCACTACAATCCCGGAAGCGTAAATACTCCACCTGCTGCTGAGTTCAAAGTTCCCGGTACCAACTACAGCGTAATTCCTGTACATGGTTTGACCGACACGAACGATGTATATGCTTTCAGAATGTCAAATATCTTCTTAGGTGTTGACCTTCAGGGAGAAGAGGACAACTTTGAAATGTGGTACTCTCAGGATGACAGAAACGTTAAGTTCAGCGCATCATTCAAAATGGGGATTCAGTTTGCTTTCCCTGATGAGATTGTCAAGTTCGAAGCGTAATTAATTCATAATATAGGGCGGTCAATAGCCGCCCTTTTTTAAAACATAACATCATGCCCTGCGCATTAACACAAGGATATAGTTTAGATTGTAAAGATTCAGCCGGTGGTATAACCGAAGTCTACTTTATTGAGTTAGCCAATGTAAGCGGAATTGTTTCTGCATCTGGTGTTGTTACCGGACTTACTAAGGCAAGCGGAAAGCGTTTCTGGAAGTATGAAATGCCTAAAGAGACTGGCTCATTCACCCACAATCCAACTGTATCTACTGAAAATGGTACTTTGTTCTTTGAGCAAAATTTAACCATCGTAGTTAACAAATTATCTGCCGCCATAAATACTGAGCTGAAATTATTGGCTCAAAACATTCTGGTTGCAGTTGTTAAGGATAACAATAACAAGTATTGGATGCTCGGTAAGGAAAGAGGTTTGGATATGAGCGGATCTACAAGCGGAAGCGGAACTGCATTTGGTGATCGTTCAGGTTATAGCTTAGTGTTCGTAGGTAAAGAGCCTGACCAACTTTATGAAGTGAACAGCACTGTAGCCAATGCTTTACAGACTGCCGGTTAAGAATAGATGATTAATGGTTAAGCGCCTGCCTTAAATAGGCGGGCGTTTTTGTTTAATAGTATTTATGTAAGGAATGATAAAGTTTACAAAAGGACAAACGGATACTATTTATGTCACATTAAAGGAGAAGCAGACCATTTTGGATGCTAACTTCCTTTGTGTTTTTCAATCGCGAACAACGAATGAAAAGGTAAAGTTTGTGCTTGTTAATTCAGCGGACCAGAGTTTATATCAGGATAGATTTAATGAGTTTGATGTAGTGGTTAATACATACTTTGCGACAAAGGAAGAGGGATGGTTTACCTATACGATATATGAGCAGGCAAGTCCATCCAATTTGATTGAGGCGAATGCTGGCGCAATAGTGGAGACGGGATTAATGTTTTTATCAGACGGTCAGGATGTAACCACAACGAAATACGATAATCCAACAACATTTAAAGTATATGATGCGACATAGTGTATCTTTTATAAAGTTTGCCGATGTGAAAGTTCCGGTAATGAAGGAAGTACCTAACAAGGGATGGGTATTATTT